TGATAAGATAGATGATTAAAGACTTACCAGATGCAGTAGGAGATAGTAAAAGAATTCTTTTGTTACGAACCGCATGTATGAATGACTTTAATTGATAGTCTCTCACTTCAAGTGGTATGTTTAATGTTGAGATAAATTGTTCTGCCTCAACGACAGAATAGTTTTCTGTGCAGTTAACATCGGCATCAATTTCTAATTTGTAATCTCGTTCTTTACAAAATGTTTCAATATAAGGAACAAGACCATGATAGATGGTGAAAGTTCTTAGGTCAGCCAGTCTTATGCGACCATCCCATACCCGTGATTTATATGCAGGTGTGAATTGATAACCTGGAACAAAAAAGCAAAAGTAATCACTCAGTTCTTGTGCAACATTTCGGTCACATTCAAACTGAATATAAGCTTCATCTTTTTTATGTAATATAATATCACTCATTCAAACTTTTCCGAATCAATTCACTCACACGCATTTTATATTCATCATTTTGCCATCTTTTAGTGGTTGCTTCTTTTAACTTATTTCTGTATTCTTGACTAGTATTTCTTTTTTCAACCGCACATTTTATACAACAATATTTTTTTCTTTTTTCATAACCAGGATTAAAAACTATTCCACAATTTTCACATGGTTTACTATAATCCACTTTGTGTTTTCTCATACCAGAATGATTTGTACCCATCATTCTTTCTGAATGTTTTTGTGATGCTTCTTTTTGCTTTTCGGTTCTTTTATTACCTATCAATGTAGATTTTGGACTAATTTTACCTTTTCTTGATGGAGGTAAATCTCCACCTTTATTGATATTCCATCCAATATTTTCTAAAGGTCTATATTGTTCTTCCATCAATCTTGCTTGTTCTTGTGTTAAATTTTCATGCAAACATACAATATCAACATTTTCTTTCTTACATCTATTGGCCAATAATTTATTTTTTCTATTGGATTTGTGGTCTGTAAATCTCTTTTCAATTGATTGAGATGTTATTCCAATATAACCTTCTATATTTGGATTGGTGTAATTTGGATATTTTATCCAATATAATTTATACATAATATTCTCCTTACACCTATTTAGTCAATAAAATATTGCAGTTGTTATATTCCTTGAATAAATTTTTCCCAATCTATAAATGATTTAAGTTCCCACGCTCGATTGTTTAATTCTTTTAGTATACTAGAACACACATCCACAATCTCATCATGTAATACTTTTTGAGCAATGTGTTTGTTGATATCTTCATCACTCTCTAAGTATGTAGTAATGTCAGATTTAAGAATAAACGGAAATGGTTCCCATCCGTGTTTTGCAAGTTGGTCGTTGTCTAACTTACCAGTGTAGTATTCCCATTTCAACTTCTTCATTTTGTTGTATTTGAATTCCGATTCTTTCGAAAGCAAACGATGCCTTGAAAGTATATTCAAATACTTACTGTGAAGTTGTGGAATGTTGATAAGTGCTTTGCCAGGTTCTGTTCTATCAATAACAGAATCGGCACGCCACATTTCTAATAAATCGTCAAGTTGTTTCATAAAATATAAAGCCTCCTATTTACATAGGATACACTACCAAAACTTGATTGTCAAGCCTTTTTAATATAATTTTTCAATGTCAAAATAACTATACCTGAGTGTGGCATCGGCACTCATTGTGGTATCAGGACTATCTGTTGCACTTAAAATAAATTGTGATACAGATGTTGGAAAACAATCGTAAAATTTAAATTTAAAATATGGTGTATTAGAGGATGATAGAATCGTAATAGAAGCATCAGAGTATTGTGGTTTTGGTGCAGATGTTGCACCTGCAATTCTACTCAGTTGTCCTAGTCTTTGGTATTCTGCATAGTCTTTAGGAAAAGTCATTGCACGGATCCAATCGTGCATTTCTATCCAAGCAGTCATTCTTTCGTCAATTAAAAAAGTTACATTCAACACATCATAAATTGCTTTTTCACCTGGAACATATACATCAACAAATGGTGTATTTTGTGGAACTTCTGATAATGCAATACCAGGAACACTTACTGATTGGCAGAAGTATTGTATGCTTGGTGCCCTTGAAAAGTTCAATAAGAACTTATTTGGTTGTAGGACATTTGGATTTACGGGGTTTCTATCTAGTGCGCTCATAATGGTATTTATAAACAAAAAAAAGAGGCACCGAAGTGCCTCTTTTAAATACCCTCTTAACGGGGTTTATTACATGATGTTTTTAACAACAAATGCACGATAGTAGTTGTTTGTCAATACTGCAAACTTACCAACACCTTGTGTGGTGCCTTGTGCAAATGGGTTAGCTACCATACCGTAACGAGTCTTGAATCCAATTTTTGGTTGGAAAGTAGTTGTATCAACTGCACGAACCATTTGTAGAGGAACGTAAGGGCAATAGAACAGACCAGCGTCATAAGCATTAGTACCTTTGTAACCGATAACTGCAAACTCGGATGTACCGGTTGCGGTGAAATACGGATCAATATACACTTTGATACGACCAAACAATGTACCTGCAAAGGTATTACCTGTATCGTCAACAGTCAAGTTAACTTGAGATTGCAATGCAGAGTTGTAATCGAGAATACCAGCCATTGCCAATGCAGATGCAACATCTGAAGAGCAAATCATAATATTACCTTTACCACGGCGAGTTGTCTTGGCGATAGCATTGGCTTCACGTTCAATTTGGAACGCAAGACCTTTAACTTTTTCAACCATCCAACGACCGTTAGAGTCTGTATCTAAGTCAAATGTACCGGCAGTTGTAGTACCGATTTGTGCGCCTGTAACAGCAGTACCGTAAATTGTGCGAACAACTTCACGGTTAATCTCTGCAAGAATCTCAGCAGAAAGAATGTTGCTCAATTCTGTTTCAGCGTCAAGACCGTGAACTGCTTTCAAGTCTTGTGCAAGTTCGATTGAGTATTCTGCTTTCAATGCACGGGTGTTAGCAGTAACGGTAACTTTCTCAATTGAGAAACCCATTTCACGGAAAGGATTGTCTTCACCAGCTGCGGTCAAATATGGCTGCGAATTAGAGAAGATGTTGTTTGCAAATGTGTTAGCAGCAACACCACCAAGAGTACCAAGTGAACCTGGAGTCTGTGTAGCACCACCAGTGAAGGCAGTGTTTGCTTCGTTGTAGAAGGCTTCAGTACCAAGTGTCTGAGCACCGTAAACTGAACGCATTGCGAAAATCAAACCTGTTGGGCCTGTCATTGGTTGAACACCGCAGATATCGTATGCAATCAAGTTAGGTAATGAACGGCGAACCAAACTGATTAAGATTGGGTCAAAACCGGCAACAGGACCTGCTGCAGTAGCACCACCACCAAAACCGCCTGTACCAGCAGAGTTAGTAGGTGCAGTTTCAGTCATCATTCCTGATTTTTGCATTTCAGTTGCTTGGTTTTCCAAGATAACTGCTGTAACCGCACGCTTATATGGGTCGGTAATTTTTGGGAGGTCAGCGTGGTCTAATACGCCTTCCCATTTTTTCTGTAAATTTTCGGACAAATACATTATTCTATCTCCTAGAGTTTAATTTAAAATTTGGATTTTTTAGAAATTGCTTGAGAAACAGCGGCAACGAATGGATCGTTAATCAAAACTTTCTTATCGTCTTCTTCTTCAAACTGTTCGTTTAGTTGAGCTTCTGTTGCTTTTTTAGCACCAGATGGGAAGTAGTTTTCACGGATAGTATCAAGCTTGTTTTTGTATTCGTCCTCTGTGGAGAATTCTACACTCTCTGCGAGTGATTTGATTTTTTCAGCTTGAGTAGCAGTGAGTCCTTCGGTAACTTCACGAGCAATTTCATTCTTGCGTGATTCAACTAATGCTTTAGCATATGATACACCACGCTCGATTTCTTCATTGAGTTTGCTTTCAAGTTCTTCAACTTTACCGGCAAGTTCGTCAACGAGGTCGACTTTTTCAGCAGGAACATCAATGTAGTGTTCTGCAAATAGATTACGCAAACCACCAATGAAGTCTTCTGTCAATTCAGCACGAAGACCAGATTCGATTGCGATTTCGTTTTCTTCCATCCATTGTTCAACAACATATGAAAGGTAATCATCAACTTTTTCTGTAAGGTCAGCTTTAACTGATTCGACTGCTTCTTCAAGCATGCCTGCATATCTTGTTTCGATTTCTTCTTCAATTTGTGTAACACGGTCTTCAACACGAGCTTCAAAAATTGTAGAGACTTTAGATTTGAATTCTTCAGAGATGGTAGAATCGTCAGCAAAGAGAGCGTCAACATCCTCTTTCATCTTTTCTTTCATCTTCATTTTTTTCATCATTGCTTTATCTTCAGCTTCATCGCCATGCATTTCAGCAATAACTTCTTCTTCTGAAACTTCTTCTTCACCCATAGTTTTTTTACCACCACCCAATTTTAATTGAGTATCGGCAGATGCACTTGAAGGCTTAGTTTTTGGTGCTTCGGTTTGCTTAGCGCCATTATCCTTGATTTGATAATCCTTGTAAGGATCCTCACCCACACGGTCTTCACCTTGAGCTGGTTTGTTAGTTGGTCCACCCAATTCAGTATACTCTGAACCTGGTAATTTTTCCATTGGCATAGCGCCTGCTTTACCCTTGCTTGATGCAAGAATGTCTGCAGCTGCTTCCATTAGTTTGTTCTTAGACATTAGGAATCTCCTTATGATTTCTTATTTATAAAATTAAAGTTTTCTGAGGTAATTTTCAAACAATTTAAGAGCAACTACTTCAACTTGTTTAGAAGATGCTCTTGTTATTTGTCTTTTAGCGTTATCAAAATCTGCTTCTACAAAGCGTCCTTCAATAAACATCCATTCTTTGTTTTCCATGATGCCGTTAACAAATGCGCCTGGTGCAGATGGGTCTGCCACAATATCAGCCGCCGTTGCCAATCTTAGGTCGTCTTGGACAAGGTTGTAACCTTCTTTAGTCATGGTTACAGAACCTAGTGCTCTTGAAGAAACTCCTAGGTTTACTCCGTTATCAATGAAATTTTTAACGATTTGGCCGTATGGTGTATCAAGGACAAGAGCTTTGCCATAAAATGTATTTCCATCTTCTTTGAGGGAAAGAATTTTATGAGAAACTCTTTCTAGGTTTAATGTTGGTGTATCAGGATGCCCCAATTCACCTAATGCACGATTTGTTTTGATGTATTCTTCATCATATCTTTTAACTTCGTTACGCAAAGTTTTCATTTCATACATGCGATTGTTTTTATTAACGGTATCACCAACCAAAAAAGTACCTTCAATATAAAGGTTTTTCTTACCGTTTTCTGATGCTTCTGTTAAATATTTAACAGACTCAATATGTTCTCTAATAAGTTTCATTTTAGTATCCTGTTGCACCAGCGGCATAAGTTGCAGTTTTACTTACTTCCATCACAATTGAACCACCTGTTGTAATTGTAACAACAATTGATTGAGTTGAATTATTGGCAATTGAGTAATTAAAATCATCCAATAACATTGAACCTGCATTATGCAAAGTTAAAATTGGAACAGAGTTTCTAACAATGGTAATGTTACCATTTGTTGACCATGTTACACGTTTGATACTAGCAGCGTTAACTGTTTCATTTGCGTTTGCTGACAAATCTGCTAATGCAACTGTGGCTGCTCCAGCATCAACAACCCGAATGATGGATGTTGAGCGTTGTGTGTTAATTACTTCGTATGCCATTTTATCTTAATCCTATTGATGAACGTCTACGCATACTCATTCGTCTTTTAACTAATGTGCGGCGTAACTTTGCTCTTCTAGTTGTTTTCCATGACCTCTTTAGAAGTCTCGCTTTATGTATCCTAACTGTTGCAGGTATACGTTTAACGGTATTACCTGAAATTCTATAACCTTTAATACTAGAGCGTCTGATGTTCTTTTGAACAACA